ATAAACGAGGATGGTGGAGTTCTAATCACACCTGAAGATCTCAAAGTTTTAGAAGTGAACGATGCTGGAACAGATGGGTATGTGCAAATCACGGGCCAAGGAGCTATAAAATTATATAGGCATGACGATAGTAACAATGCCTCTTATATGAATTTTTACCGATCAAGAGGCAATGAAACGACACAAACTAAGACTTTAGATAGCCACATCATAGGTGCGCTTAATTTTTACAGTTATGATGATGACTATGCAAAAGCTGCATCAATACTCGCTGTTGCCGATGGTGATCACGGTGACACAACAACGGATGTCCCAGGAAGGTTAGAGTTTTATACTACCCCAAATGAATCAGATGCGGTTGTTGAAAGAATGGTTATCAAATCAGATGGAAGAGTAGGGATAGGAACTCCATCTCCTGCGACACTGGTGCATGTTAATAAAGCTTCTGGAGAAAATGAATTAAGGTTGCAGTCTAGCAATAAATACACTAGCATAATACAGAAGGACAATGCTGAGCTAATCGTCCAGAATGCATCATCAGGTCCTATTATATTCTATGACAATTCTGCAGAAACAATGCGAATTGAAGCAGGTGGTGAAGTTGGAATTGGTGTATCAGATCCGGATGCACGGCTTGAAATATTGTCAACCTCAACACAATTAAAATTATCAAACAATGCAGATGACTACGCATCCTTTACAGTAGGAACAAACGGAGATCTAACTCTTGCAACTGTCGATGCAGCATCGGATGATGCAAAACTAACTTTAGACATAGACGGCCAAATTGAATTAAATGCCCACGATGGCACAATCGATTTTAAGTCAGACACAGCATCATTGATGCAGTTGACAAACACGGGCCTCACATTTGACGATGCCACCACGATTGAGGCAACAACTGGTGATCTCAATATAAAAGCGACAGGTAACGATGCTGACATCATATTCACCGTAGATGACAACGGCAATGACGTCACTGCTTTCTATCTAGATGGTTCTATTCATGGAAGAGCTATGTTCACACCCCTGAATGGCGGCTATCTTCGAGTCAACGATCAGGGTGACAACAACAGTGTAGACATCAAAGGTGACGGAAATATTGAGTTATTTACGTATGATGACACCGCGAATGGAAGTAAAATCACTTTCAAAAAGTATAGGCTTACTTCTCCATATTTCACTCAAAACAACGATGTGTTAGGAGCAATTGATTTCGTCGGCTATGATGGTGGAACCCCTTCTTTCGCTGCAGCTGCTAGTATTAAAGTTTCTGCAGATGCTGATCACGGAGATGATACATCAGACGTACCAGGTAGAATAGAATTTTTGACAACACCAGATGGTTCAGATGTGCTTTCGACGAGAATGGTTATCAAATCTGATGGGCTAGTAGGGATTGGGGTTTCAGACCCAGATTCACATTTAGAGATATTTGGCACTTCTACACAGCTTAAGTTATCAAACAATGCAGATGACTACGCATCTTTTGCAGTGGGCACTAATGGCGACCTGACAATTACTACTCACGATCAAAACGCAGGTGCTGCTAACTTTGTTGTTGTCGCAGATGGCGCAGTTGACATCGATGCTAATGCTGGTACTCTAAGTTTAGATGGTTCAAGTGGCATTAATATTGGGACAGAAACAGATGTCGCAGTTGACATTAATGCTTCTACTTTGGCTATAGATGCTAGCAACAATACAAACATAACAGTGGGCGGCACAGATAAAACTCTTGACATAGATGCGACAGGGACTGTATCAATTGACTCTGGTACTAGTATCACGATTGGTGCTGCACAAGACAAGCCTATCGATATAGATGCAGCGACTCTGCAGATTAATTCGAGTGACGACACCAATTTGTCAATGAATGTTAATGCTGCAGCGACGAAAACATTGGTAATATCTGCAACAAATGCAAATGGTAGCAATGTATCAAACATAGACGTCGATGCAGATGGCACTTTAAGTCTGGATGCTGCAGCGGGAATTAATATTGGTACAGCAGCGGATGCAAGTATTGATATAGATGCAGCTCAACTGTCTATAGATGCTAGTGATGATACAAACATCACGGTAACAGGAGCAGGAAATACTCTGGATATAGATGCTGCAGGTGCTTTGACAATTGATTCTGGTGCAAGTATTGGTATAGGGACAGCAAATAGTGGAACTTCAATCTCAATAGGTCACACGACTTCAGAAACAACTGTCAATGATAATCTGACAGTCACTGGCAATCTTACTGTCAATGGAACTACTACTACAATTAATTCCACAACACTTTCAGTAGATGATAAAAACATTGAATTAGGATTGATCGAAAATATCACCGGTGTTGCAGCAAGTGCTGCGTTATCGGCCTCAAATGCAGAAGTGGAAGTTTCAGATGCTGATGGTGTAAAAATTCTTGTAGGTGCAACATTGACCAAAACGAATGGCGTGGGTGCTTTCAATGCCGGTGGAGCTACTGTACAATCAAAATCAAGTTCTGGAGGTACCACTACTCTCGTGATTTCTGAAGGGAACAATGCTGCGGGAGGAGCAATAGAGTTTACTGTAGATAACACAACAGATGCCGCGGTCGATGGTGGTGGAATCACTCTTAAAGGGACTACCGACAAAGAATTCAAGTGGGTAAGTGCAACAAATAGATGGACAACCAATGTTGGAATGGCAGTCACTGGCGATCTTAAAGTAGGCACAAATGGTTATATGGAGTTGTCTGACAATCAGATAGGCGTCTCTTCTGGCGACTTTACACTAGATGTAGCAGGCGACATCAGGCTAGATGCTGCAGGAGACCAAATTAGATTTGCCGATGCAGGCACAGACAGAATGGTATTCAATCTTGGGACTGCTTCAGAGTTAGACGTAAGTGGAGACTTCAAAATTGATGCAGTCGGTAATATCACGATTGATACAGATGGCGGCACTCTTTCTATTGAAGATGACGGTGCTTCTTTGATGGTCCTTACAACCTCTGGTTTAGAGTTTGATGACGCAACCGAGATTGAAGTTACTTCTGGCGATTTAGAGATCAAAGCAACAGGAAATGACTCTAGTATTGCATTTACTGTGGATGATTCAGGAGTAGATTTTGAAGTCTTCAAAATTGATGGTCAATACAACGGAACCGCATTCTTCACGCCTCAGGATGGTGGTTATCTTGAAGTAAATGATTCAGGAACAGATGGATCAACAATGATCCATGGGTCTGGTGTGTTATCTATAATGAGACACTCTGATACTGTAGATGATCCCCCTCAGATCCACCTTTGGAAAACAAGAGGAAATGAAGGCGCAATGTCTAAAGTGTTAGACGGAGACATTCTCGGAAGAATTAAGTTTAGTGGTCGAGATACGAACGTCGCAACAGCTGCATCAATTGAAGCACTTGCTGATGGAGAGTTTGCAACGGGGGGTTCCGATGATACAGATGGTCCGGGTAAATTAAGATTTCTTACATCTCCTGATGGAACTGATACTCCAGTTGAAAGAATGGTTATCAAATCAGATGGAAAGGTTGGAATAGGTGTTACCTCACCGAACACTTCTTTGCATATTGGTGGGAACGATGCGCTTGTCATTCCAGTTGGTAATAACGGAAATAGAGGCACAGCAACCCAAGGTGGGATAAGATACAACACAGATCAGTCAACGTTCGAAGGCTATGATGGTTCTGCTTGGGGCTCTCTTGGTGGAGTGATTGATGTTGATCAAGATACGTATATCACGGCAGAAGCTACTACTGATAGCGACCAATTAGAATTCTATACTTTCGGCCAGAAGAGAATGTCAATTGAAAAGCTTGGGGATATTCGAATTGCAGGAGCTCAGTCAGACAAAGAGTTAAATGTATTTGGAACAATTCAGATCTCTAAGCTCGGTGCAGAATTAGTACCTACACCAGCGAACTTCACAGATTGGAGAGACCACACAGGGAGTGCAACGTTCACAAATTCACCAAACTGGTCAGTGAACGGTAGTTACGAATTAGTTTACACCTTCACCAACGGAGGTGCTGGTACTAGCAGTCAGTATGCAAAGATTGACATTGGCAACGTAATTGAAGCTAGCACCTTGTATGAGCTTTCTTACACGGTTGCTGCAGCAGGAGGCACTCCAACATTGAAGCTTGATGGTTCTGCGAACCAAATGTTTCACGGTGGTTCAACTATAACGTTGGCAAGCACCAATGGGACACACGTGCAGCAAATAACTTCTCATGCAAATGCTGTCAACACTGATAAAGTGCAGATATTCATCGAAACAAGTGGTGCAACTAGTGGTGATACTCTGAAACTCACAAATTTCAGTTTGAAAAGAGTGAAAGAGGGCAAGTTAATTGCAGATGGTAATGTAGTGGCAGCAGGCCTTGAGATTGGTAGTACAGCCATCAATGACATCGATGAAGATATGGCAGGAGGCGTGAGTTCAAACCACGATTCTCTTGCGACAGCAAAGACAATAAAAGATTACGTCGACTCACAAGTATCTGGAGTAGATCTTACTTTTGGCTTGGCAGGCGACACCGGGTCTGGATCAGTTGCAACGTCAGGTAATCTTCAGATAGCTGGAGGTTCTGGTATTTCAACAGTAGTAGGTACTCCGGGGCCGGCACACCAAGCAGAAGTGTCACTATCAAATGTCGATGCTTTGAGGGTTCTAGCCAATGTTGGTGCCTCTCCTGCTCCACCTGCCCCTGTTGTCATAGAGACGAATGTTGCAACGGCTTCTGGGAATGATGATACGTTAGCATCTGCGAAATCAATAAAGGCTTATGTAGATTCTTCTGCTAAAATTAAATTGAACCATGTACAAAATTCTAACTTGACTAATCCTCTTACAGTGACAACCGGTTCTCAATACGACGATGTTATGATTGTGAATACTGGAGATGCTAGTTCTCATAGTTTCCAATTTAATCATCCAGAAAATTATGCTGACAATGCTAGAGTAACTGTTATCAATGCTTCTGCAGAAAATTTGACAATTGGACAAGTGGGATCACCTTCAACAGCATTCAACTTTAATTGTCCTCAATTATTTGGATCAGCACAAGCTTCAATAACTTTGGTCGCACATCAAAAAGCTCTGATGGTAAAATCAGGCAACGGCGCAAATAACCTTTGGGATGTTATTGTGATGGCTCTCTAAACAATCTAGCAACATAGCATAAAATACTTTCGTACAAGGAGCAGTTATGGCGAAAGTAGTTTTTGTAGCAGATTTATTTCTAGAGCAATATCAGGGAGGAGCTGAATTAACGACAGAAGCGTTAATAGAAGCTTGTCCATTCGAATTCATCAAACTAAGATCAGAAGATGTCACGATTGAGACACTTCAGCACTATCAAAGTTGCTTTTGGATCTTTGGTAATTTTCTTAAGATGGATATGCAATTAATTCCATCCATCGTAACTAATTTAAGATATGCAGTTTTAGAATATGATTATAAATTCTGCAAGTATAGGTCAATTGAACGACATAAGAATGTAACAGGGGAAAAATGCGACTGCCACGAACGAGAGCATGGAAAAGTTATATCAGCATTTTATTATGGTGCAGAACAAGTATTTTGGATGTCCTCTGCCCAAGAACAAAGGTATCTAGAAAGATTTCCTTTCTTAGAGCTCAAGGGTCGAGTATTAGGATCTGTCTTTGATAAAGAAGACATTAGAAGACTCGAATTTCTAAGAAATGGTCCAAAGAATGCAGATTGGCTAATACAAGATAGTGACTCTTGGATCAAAGGAACAGACGAGGCCATTGGGTGGTGTAAAAAAACAGAAAGAGAGTTTGAACTTTTCAAAGATTTGTCAAGATCAGAATTGCTCAACAAGATGTTCAATGCAAAAGGATTTTGTTTTCTTCCTCGAGGGGGTGATACATGTCCTAGAGTTGTAATTGAAGCTAAGATACTTGGCTGTGAACTAAAGATAAATAAAAACGTTCAACATGCCAATGAAGCATGGTTTGAACATGGTACGCCTGATACAATGCTAGAGCACTTAAAAGATCTCCCAAATCGATTCTGGAACGATATAAAAATAAAAATGGATCTTACTTCTACCGTTGGTGCTTACACAACCACATACAATTGCATATCTCAAGGGTATCCATTCGAAGAATGTATAAATTCTCTCAAGGCAAATTTCGACGAAGTGATAGTAGTTGACGCAGGATCATCCGATGGAACGTGGGAAAGACTACAAGCAATCGAAGGCATTCGTGCATATCAACATTTAGTTGATTTCAATCACCCAAGATGGGCCATTCATTCCGATGGTGATCTCAAAGCCATCGCTAGAGAATATGTTACATGTGACTGGTGTTGGCAGATGGACGTAGATGAAGTGATACATCTAGACTCTAGAGAAAAGATCCAAAATATCCTTCAGCTAGCGCCTAAAGCATACGATGTTGTGTCGCTGCCTGTCGTAGAATATTGGGGATCAACTGGCAAGGTTAGGATGGATGTCAACCCATGGAAGTGGCGAGTAAGTCGAAACAAAGACGAAATTACACATGGGATCCCTGTTGAATTAAGATATAAAGACGAAGATGGAAATCTGTATGCGGGGAAAGGCACAGACTCTTGTGATTACGTCTACAAAGAAACATATAAGCGATTAAATCATGCTACTTTCTACGACGATGTTGCACATAGCTTAAGGTTGAAAGGCCTTTCAGGCGACGACATGTCGATTAGAGCCTATGAAAATTGGTTTAACCAGATTGTAGAAATGCTTCCAACGATATATCATTATTCTTGGTATGACATCGAGAGAAAAATAACTTCGTACAAAACACATTGGTCTAAGTTTTGGAAATCTATGTATGATCTAGAAACAGAAGACACTGCTGAAAACAATATGTGTTTCGATAAGCCGTGGACAGAAGTTACTAAAGATGATATAGCTGTATTAGCTCAGCGCCTAGAAGAAGAGAGAGGCGGACACATATTTCACGATAAGATTGACTGGGAGAAAAGTGTACCATGGATAGAGATAAAAAGAAAAGGCCCAATGTGATCAGACATGTTGCAAAGCTTAATTTGTTGTGGTTGTTATCAGAATCAAAAAATTTCCGGAACGATGGCTGGACTCAGGAAGGCTATAGAGAGAAATATCGAAAAGCTTTGTATGAGTATATCAGAGACTATTCGTCTCTCAGGGAGATTGAACGAGAATAATTGTACATTTTGTTAGCTGACGGTAAAATATACTATAGTATCTCGGGAGCACTATGTTATTACCAACAGGAAAACCACATGTTAGCTATTCAGAAGTAAAAGTCTGGAAAGAATGTTCCTATCGACACAAGCTTGCATACGTAGATAAACTCGACACTTACGAAGCAAATCCGTATGCAGACTATGGAACAGCCGTACATAACGCGATAGAGAACTACTTAAAGACAAAAGAAATGCATATCGAACCCTGTTTGGAAGAAATCAAACAGAAATGGATCGAAAATGACTACGAAGGAGAGGCCTATGTCGAGAAGATGAAGCCTCACAAGTGGTACAAGAACGACCCTGTCGATGTTTGGCAAAGATGGGCCCGTGATGTACTCGAAGCTTTTCCAGCATGGCTGGACAAAGAGTTCGTAGAATGGGAATTAGTAGATGCAGAACACCAGTTATACGAGTCAATCGAAGGTGAGGATGTGTCTTTCAAGGGTTTCGTTGACTGTTTGCTTAAGTGTAAAGACAAAAAGGGCAAAGAACTCTTGTGGGTTATCGACTGGAAAACGACTGGCAAGGCCGGTTGGTTAGGCAAGAAGCGACGGGACTTCCTTGCAACTGCACAAGTAGGCTTGTACAAGCGATATATCTCTCGTAAATTAAATATTGATCTTAAAGATATACGTTGTGCATACGTTTTCTTAAAGAGAGGTGCCAAACCTGACAAGTGCATCGATATATTCACAGTCAGTGTCGGTCCTAAATTTGTTGAACGAGTCGACAAACTCGTATCAGCAATGGTAAAAAATGTCAAGAAAGGCTTCGCAATGAGAAATTATAACTCTTGTCGCTTCTGCCCTTTCGCAAACTCGGAGCACTGCAATGGCGGCCAATGGTAAAAAGAAAATTTTAATGCTGTCAGACCACGCATTAAGCACGTCTGGCGTAGGAACACAAAGTCGTTTTTTGATTAATGGGTTAGTAGATACCGGAAAGTATACGGTTAGGCAGTTTGGTGCTGCGATGAAGCATGAAGACTATTCTGTGCGTAAAGTCAATGAAGATTTTATTATCAAACCGACAGATGGTTTTGGTACACCTGAAATGCTGCGTTTAGCACTAGCAACAGAGAAACCAGACCTTATCTTAATATTCACTGATCCAAGATTTTTCCACTGGCTTTTCTCTATGGAAGACGAAGTACACCAATCGTGCCCGATTGCATATTGGCATGTGTGGGATAATAAGCCGTATCCAAAGTTCAACGATATGTATTACGAAGCAACAGACCTTATTGCTTGCCATTCGCACCACACGTGGGAGCAATTGCATCCCGTTTATCCAGACAAGACTCATTTTGTTCCCCACACGGTACCCTCGGAGGTGTATTTTCAGTTTGGCAACGATCAAGTATCAGCAGCTAGAGAAAAATGGTTGCCAGAGGATAAACAAGATTGGTTTGTGGGATTTTGGACAAATAGAAATGCACGTAGAAAAAGACCAAATGATCTACTTTGGGCGTGGTCAAAATTTCTGTCTCGATTAGAAAAAGAAGAAGGCCACAGGAAAGCTGTATTGTTGATGCATACAGATCCTTTTGATAACGAAGGGCCCAATCTTCTAGCACTAAGAGAACATTTCGGCCTAAGAGAAAATATAATTTTCAGTACAGAGCGAGTCGGATTCGATCAATTGAACGAATATTATAATCTTTCAGATTTTACTATTAATGTATCACACAGTGAAGGCTTTGGTTTATCGACATTAGAGTCGATGATGACAGGAACACCAATCATAGCACCTTGTACAGGAGGCCAAACTCGACAGGTAATTGATCACAGAGACGGTTCTGAGAACGGTTGTGCGTTGCCCATCGAGTTTCAAACTATGGTTGGCAATCAACCAGTGCCTTACATTATTGAAGACTATACTTCTGTTGATACAATCGCAGATTCAATTTGGGATATGTATAACATGCTAGGTCATGAACCATATAAAATTAAATTACAAGAGAAAGTCAAAGAGTATGCAGATCACGAATTTAATTACGAAAAAAGGATCGAACAGTGGGATAACTTGATTGAACACACTATCCAAACGTGGAAAACTCGGTACAATCGTTATAAGATGGAGGTAATGTGATGACGCATGTGCACATTAAAGGGCCACTCTTATCTATATCTGGTTATGGTGTACATGCCAGACAGTTAGTAAGATGGGCTTCAATGCAAGATTTCCGAGTTACAACCGACATCACGCGGTGGGGAAATACACCGTGGTATACCAACAGAGAAGAATGTGACGGGCTAGTGGATTTTATTATGGAGACTAGTGCTCCTCTAAAGTCAAAACCAGATGTTTCTTTTCAGATAATGCTTCCAAACGAATGGGATAATATACTAGCAAAGAAAAATTTTGGAGTAACTGCAGTTGTAGAAACAGATAAATGTTCTGAAGCTTGGGTCCAGTCATCTAGAAGGATGGATCACGTTATAGTTCCAAGCGAATTTTCGAAAAGGTGTCTTGTCAATTCTGGGCTTAAGTCTAAAAAAGTAACTGTCATACCCGAATCTTACTTTGACGCATGCACTGAAGATGTAGTTGATGTAAGATTTTGTTTTGAAACAGAAGAAAATTATTTGATGTTCGGTCAAATGAGTGGCAACTATGAAACAGATAGAAAAAACACAGCAACAACCATCGCTTTGTTCTGTGATTTATTTAAGGATAATCCCAACGTCGGCCTTGTTATCAAAACTAATAGCGGAGGGAACTCTTCTGTGGACCGGCATGTTTCTAAAGTGCAGCTAGAATCAATTCTTAGGCAAGTTAGATCTGGCCCATTTCCGAAAGTTTATTTTTTGCACGGATACTTAAATGATAAGGAAGTGTCGTCGTTGTATAAACATCCAAAAGTGTGTGGTCTTATATCATTAACACATGGAGAAGGTTTTGGGCTACCATTGCTCGAGGCCGCTGCGTGTGGATTACCTATTTGCGCAACTAATTGGTCCGCTCATACCGAGTTTCTGAACTTGGGAGACTGGACAAAAGTTAGAGGTAGAGTCGAACCACTTCCAAAATCAAAATTAGACGGAAACATTTTTGTTGAAGGAGCTAAATGGGCGAATCCAGATATTAACGAAACAAGAAAAGCATTGACTAAGTTTGTTTTAGAAGAAAAACCTTCTACTAGCAAACTCCAAGACGCAGTTCTTGAGAAATACTCTTTCGAAAGTATTTCTGCTCATTATGATAAGTTCTGGAAGAGGTGGAAATGATTGAAATATTAGCGGGGTACGCAACCCTAGTTACAGTTTTGTTAGGTGTATCAATTTATTATAATTACAAATTTGGTCGAACTCTTATACGCATGGAAGATGCTTTGGAAAAATCTCTCGATATAATGGACGAGAGATACGAATCTATAGCTAAAGTACTTGAGATTCCTCTTTTTTATGATTCACCACAAATCCGTCAGGTTGTGCAAGATATAAAAGAGTGTCAAAATAGCATCCTTTTCATCGCAAGTGAGATCGGCCGTCTCGAGGAGATCCAAGATGGCGAAGAAGAAAGTCGTTAAAAGAAGGCGAGGAAAGTCAAAAGCAAAAAATAAAGGCTATTTCCGCAAGGAACATCAAGATGCAATCGTTGAATTTTGCAAATCAGAGTGCCCAAAAGAAAAAGAGCGACTCTATACTGACATAATTCGAGAAGCTTTGGAGAAATTATCTGAGAACCTAATATATGTTTATGGTTTCCATAAACAGCACGACAATGTCGATGTTCTTAAGCAAGATTGTGTTATTAACTTGTATGAAACACTTCATAAGTTTGACCCAGAAAAAGGCCATCGTGCATTTTCTTACTTCAATGTAGTTGCAAAGCACTGGCTAATTATCCATAGCCGAAAGAAGAACAAACGAAAATTTCGCATGGTGTCGATAGATGACCCGGATAACGAGATTAACGTCGATGCATTGTTCCATAGAAACGGTCAATACGTAGAACCACCTTCTTCAGGAATGGAAAAGCGAGAAAAAACAGAAGAAATTAAGCAACTTTTCACTGAAATACGGAAAAGAGTGAAAAATGAAAGAGAACAAAAGTGTGTAGATGCTATTATAGAGATATTTAATCGGGTGGACGAACTTGATTTTCTTAATAAGAGAGCAATTTTCGTCTACGTTAGAGAAATGTCAGGTCTTAATTCAAAGCAATTATCTGTTTGTATGTCTTCTATTCGTAGTATTTACAGGCAGCTTAATGGTTCAGGCAAGGAGTTTGATATATTATGAGCAACAATACCGATCCCGCTATGACATTTGATGACGTAGCAAAGAAAACAGAGCAATTTGGCGAAATGCTAGCGTCTATAGAGACACTTGAAGACAAAAAGAAGTATCTATGGAAAGAAATATATGAAAATGCAATAGTTGACAGAATGAATGCGTACATGTTATTTACAGATGTATATAGTTCAATGAGTGGAGACAAGTCAGATCACGTTACACTCGGACCCATGATGGGAAAATACATTGAAAGAATGAACAAAGCAAATGATCAGTTGTTGAAATTAGCAGATCTAATTGCTAAAGAAGAAGAAAAAGCTTCGCAAATTGACCCAGAAAACTTATTCGCACAAATCTCGGGGTAGAAAATGGCATTAAGACAAGTCGGACCAGATGCAACTTCAACAACAACCAAAGACAATACCCGTGGTCAATCAAATAAAGCCGCTGCAGGGTCATCTGGTGAAGGCACTTTTAAGAAAGCTGTAGTTGTTGAAGTCTTGACAGACCCTGATCTACTAATAACGATGCTAGCAGAAGAAGATAATCCATTCAAAGAGAAGATCACCAATGAACCAGCTGCGTTGCAAGCGCCTCGAGGATCCCTATTAGTTAAGATGGTATCAGATGGAGCTAGTGAAACTATCGATTGTGCATATCCATTCTTCCAAGCCCACGTTATGTTGCCAATACATGTTGGAGAACAGGTCTGGATACACGAAGATGGTGACACAAAGTATTGGCTTTCAAGAGTTTCTGGGTCGAGTGTATCTGAGGATGTCAACCATGCACACGTTGATAGAGACTTGGAGACACCTGCAGCAAAACAAGGCGATGCAAAAGAAAAATCAGATGAAGAAAAAGGCGTTGTTAAGCGACTCATAGCGAGATTCAACAATGGAGCAGGGGGCGACAATGGTGGTGCTTCGAGTGCTCCTAAAGGATCAGATACAAAATCGCTTCTAGAGAACTTAAAATTCCCAAACGGCTTCCGAGAATCAGTCCCTCGGTTCACCCCCAAGCCGGGAGATTTAGTATTTCAAGGCTCAAACAACACTTTAATCGCTCTTTCGACTGATAGAGGTTGGATGAAAGATGACGAAGAGTTCACTTTATCTAATTCAAACGATGAAGTATTAGAAAAGTCAGGCACTATTGACATTGTAGTTGGCAGAGGGATACCAGACCCAGAAGGGGACGAACAGACTCCTAGTAATGAGTCAGATCCGGGAACAGATCCTCCCAGAACTTGCGCAAGGCTTATGGAAAATGATTCTGGAGGAGTTGAAACAGATAAAATTGCAAGCTTGAATAAGATGGAGCCGAACAAATGTGAGGGTGATCCAGATTTTCATTTTGACTTGTCTAGAATTTACGTAACAATGCAGTCAGAAATTGATAAAAAGCTAACTTTGGCCACTGAAACACCTATATTGGCCACTGGCGAACAAGAAGACAAGCAAAATGCAGCCATTGCAATGAAATCTAACGAAATTAGAATTGTCACAAGAGAAGATGGTTCCGTGAGAATAATCAAAGAGAAAGGAGAAGAAGGTCTGGGCGCTAGTATTATCCTCAACAGCGATGGAACTATTCATATCACCGGCGAAAAGATCTTCATTGGCAAATCAAAAGATGAAGGAGGCCTCGGAGAGGGCCCGGGAGAAGGAGATATGCAGCCGTACATCAAGTTTTCGGTTATGAAGGAGTATTTGGAAGACATGCATGCATCACTTGATTCTTTTTGTAACACAATGCTGACGCACACAACGCCTGGCTACGGTTCACCATCCCCACAAATCAATAGTGCGATTGGTACGCTACAGGGTGACTTAGCATCACACAAGCAAAAAATTGATAAATTACAATCAGAACGTATATTTGGAGAATAACAATGCCATTATCAGCAGCAAAACCCACATTAGAGCAAGAGATCAAAGCAGCTTACAAAAAAGTAATGGATGCTGGAGCCAATGACGGAGCAGATCCGGATAAAATTATTGCAGATCTTGCAAAAGACTTGGCCACGGCGATTCACAATTACACTATGAGTGCACAAGTCATAACGACAACAACAGGAGTCATAGTAGGAACAGCAGCTCCTTTAGCACCAACCGGTGCTGCACCAGTATTTGGTAGTTCATCTGGTTCAGGAAACGGTAATCTCGCTTAAGATTTGTTCTGTTCCCCTAATTACTCATCAGAGGGTTGTTAAATGAGTTTAGTTGGTAATCAAACGAGAAAAGTTTATAGTTTCAAAGGTGCTGGTAATAACGTAGCAGATATACCAGAGGCCTCAGAAGTAGTCGTTCGACAAAAGCCACCAATTGGAATAAAAACGCCATTGGAGCTTTCAGTCGACAATGGCCTATTTACGATGCATACTGACATAGCTAGACAAGTTTCTGATAACTTAAGAAATCTTATTTTGACCAACCATGGCGAAAGATTGGGATTTTATGACTTTGGTGCAAATCTAAGGCCCTTGCTATTCGACTTGGGTCAAGAAAGTGCTGATCTGCAAGCGATCGAAAACATCAAAGCATCAGTAAGAAAATATATGCCGTTTGTCAATCTTAATAATTTTCAAGTGTTCGTTGACAGAAATGAAAATAAGTCTGTTGCAAAAATTGGTATACAGATTACGTATAAAATACCGAGAATAGACTCAGCTACAAGGTCTCTTGAAGTAATGCTATACGTTGGAGGATAAAATGTCAGACAATATAAAAAATAAATTTGGGTTACAACGAAAGAGAACATATCTTAATCGAGATTTTGGAGATTTCAGGCTTGAGCTTCTAAGATATGCAAACACGTATTTCAAAGACAAGATCCAAGATTTTTCAGAAGCTTCGATGGGTGGAATGTTCTTAGACATGGCTGCATACATCGGCGACAACATGTCGTTTTACTTAGATCACCAGTTCAAAGAACTAAATCCTGCAACTGCAGTAGAAGCTGATAATATCGAGGCTATGGTAAGAAATGCTGGTATTAAAATTATGGGTAATTCTCCAGCTTCTGTAACAGTTGATTTCTACATAGAGGTTGGTTACGAAATAGATCCGATTACTAATCAGAAAGTTCCAAAGCGTGTAGATTTGCCAATCATTAAAGATGGTGCAAAACTAGATTCGTCTGCTGGTGTTGTGTTCAATCTCACAGAGCCAATTGACTTTTCAGAAAAAAATGAGAATGGAACATATATTGCAGAAACAGTTCCCATTACAAACTCAGCTGGGACGATTGCTTCTTTTGTATTAAAGAGATCAGCTTTGTGTGTTTCAGGTCAGCTGAGAACTCAAACAGCCGTAATAGGAAATACGCACGTTCCGTTTAGAACTATAACTTTAGAAGATCCGCACGTATCATCGATTCTAAGAGTATATGACTCAGATGGCAATGATTATTACGAAGTAGAGTCTTTATCACAAGACACTGTCTTTAAGAAAAATCGACTGTCTAATGGTACAAACAGCATAGAGGTAATAGCGTCTCCGTACAGATATATCGCTAGAACTGCTGTCCAAGGCAGAACTACGTCAATTAGATTTGGTTCAGGCGATGGATCGAACATCCAAGATGCCAGAGTTCCTGATCCTTCAGATATGGCTTTGCCCCTTTATGGGAAAACGACATTTTCTTCATTTAGCTTAGATCCAAATCGCCTTCTTCAGTCTCCATCGCTGGGAGTATCACCAACTGGCACAACGATGACTATTATATATAGATACGGAGGGGGTGCTAATCATAACGTTGCAAACGATACGATCACAACGGTATCACAAGTAGAGTTTGAATTTTTGCCAGGCGTGTCATACGATTCAGCGAGAGATGTAAAAAACTCTTTATCTGTAAGTAATCCGGGCACAGCAACTGGCGGTGCCCTTGCTCCAAGTTTACAAGACTTGAAGAACTTTGTTACATCGTCAAGGACAATGCAGAATCGAGTAGTTACGACAGAAGATCTTCTTGCTCGGATATATACGCTTCCCACTGAGTTTGGTGTTGTATATCGAGCCAATGTTCTGCCAAATCCTGAGAATGCCTTGTCGTCGATCCTATACGTGATCTCTAGAGATGCAACTGGAAGATTAGTACCGGCTAGTGATTCTCTTAAGAAGAACCTTTCTACATACTTAAATGAATTTAGATTGATTGGCGATGCAATGGATGTTTTAGATGCGACAGTCATTAACTTTAAGATAAATATCGAATGTACTTTTACGCCAAGCGTGAACAAGTATGAGTTAATTTCACTTATCATTCGCAAAGTTTCTGCATTGTTCACAGCTGATAAACTAGCATTAGGAAAGTCAATTGTCAAAAGTGATATTTTCAATGAAGTCTTCAACCAACCGGGTGTCATCGCAGTTCCTAAGATTGAATTAGTGAATTTATCAGGAACTATACAGAACAAGCCATACTCTTTATCACAGAAAAATTTAGAAACTAGTTTAATTAATGATGAATATATTGCTGAACCATACGAAATATTCGAGCTCAGATATTCAAAAGCAGATATATCTGTGACAGTTTTATAGGAGAAATCATGATACACCATCTTACATGTTCGAAAGATACGTATATTACAAATAAAATCATCGGTGGCGTACGCAGAGCGACAGATGCAAATGTTGGATATGCTTCAACTATTGATCTATTCAAGCTTCACAACGAATCTTCAATGAAAGACGAGACAGGCGATATTCAGGAACTTTCTAGAGGATTATTGTACTTTGACTTAGATACCCTACAGACTGACCTTGCTTCTTTAGTCGATTCTAGCGACTCGAGTTTTAAGGTAGAGTTGGTTCTTAGAGATGTGCAAGGGACACAGGTAGCCCCCTCTGATTTTGTTTTGGAATTGTACCCTCTTCGACAAACGTTTAATGAAGGTTTAGGGAACGATATTATTGGATTTTCAGAATTACAGTCTAGTAATTGGGTAAGTGGTTCTCTGGATGTCAAATGGAATGATACAGATACTTCGGGATCGGGAAGCACTTGGGACGCAGCTGGCGGATGGTGGCTAACGACTTGGACAGATGTTCATGCTTCTGGATATATAGCCAAACAAACATTCTCTGGGACAGAAGACCTTCGAATGGATATTACTGATTACGTAAAAGCATATTGGGCATCCTCCGTCTCTAATAATGGTTGGATACTTAAGTTTGATTCTGCTAAAGAAGCGGACTCAAATTCATATTTCGTTAAACGTTTTGCTAGTAGACATTCTAAAAATACGTTTATTGTTCCCAGGATAGAAACTTCATGGTCTTCTTATCTTATCGATGACAGACTTGACTTTGAAACAGGAAAAACAAATGAGCTTTACATTAGGAATTTTTCTAATGGAACAGCAACATCGTTCTCTCAAAATTTGTCAAGCACCCCACTGACTTGCACACTTTCGTATGACACATATCAGAATACTGCGACGACAACCTCAGTTGAAGCACTTGCTGGTAAAACCCAAACTGGTTTGTATAAAGTTTCCATGAGCGCAATCGATGCATCAGATCCTACATTGTCTCCGCATCTGTTGGCAAGTGGCTCAATCACCCTGCAAGAAAGGTGGACAATAGGAAGCACTTTAGTATACACGGGCTCTATCGACGCTAAGAAGCCGTATTCTTTTGCATCGTCACAGCCAAGAAATTTAAGAATAGCAGTGAGACAAATCGAAAGCACGTATACACAAAAAGAAAACCCAGTAATCCGGCTATTTATCGAGGATAGAAACATAACTCTGAAATCTGTAAGGCAAGAAATAGAACTTAAATCAATCAAGCTTGAAAAGATGTATTATCAGATCAAAGATGCAAACAACGGCAATATTATCGTGCCATTTTCTGATACTCTGTCAACTGCAACAGAGTATACAAGGATTTCTGTTGATCATAATGGGCCTTATTTTTCTTTTCCAGCTTCGATCTGCCCGCATGGCAAAACCTACACGATAGATATAGCATATTATGATTTCGGCCACAGAAGAGTGCACGAAACAAACGTGGCTTTTAAGGTGATATAATGGCATCAGGATTGTTTAATAAGTCAACTAACCCAAAAAACAACAGTAGATCAGTTGTAAGAAACGTCACTGGAGAAATCTTAGAAGAAGATTCTCCCGGAGTGACTTCTGATATTTGGAAAAACGACCCAATTGGGACTGGGCTAAAAAATACACAACAGCTCAAAGTTGACTGGAGCAATTACTCGAACCATGTCTTTTTTAATTCGGCTGAGGCAAAAGTAAATTTAGCGTTTGACCAAATAATAAACGGGTACCCATTCGATGGTTCGGCTCTAGAGAAAGAAACATTTCTTTCAGAGATTGGAGGGTTTACAGCTTGGATGCTGACAAAACTTGATTCGAACTTAGGGTATTTTAATTTTGATGGTAACGTAAATTTACAAGTATTAGACCAAACAGGGTTCTATGCGCCGGACCTTACAAAGATAATTGGTGAAGCTCGAGCAACAGAAAACTTCCATGTGAAAGGTGCTACTCATGAATTTTGGATTCGTGTACCTTCAGCAAATCACTCTACTGACACCAGAGTGGTATACCAGAAAGTAGACACAAGTGTGAGTCCTAGCAAGAAAGGCGTGTCTATATTCTCTCAAGGAGTCGATGCTGGTACGGACCCTGATGGTGACGGTGTGACATATGCAAACAACACTTTCAGTGTTGGATTTCATATATCTTCTGACGAGTTCAAAGCCATTTATCACGAAATAAAAGGATTAGCATACGATACTTGGCATCACGTGGGTTTTGTATATGAAAGGTCTGATACTGAAAAGATTCTTGGCTATCTCAATGGAGAATTAAATTCAACGACAGAGAACACCAAGTCAGAATTAGATAATATTAAAATAGCCGATGGCATGATAAAGCTAGGAACTGGCGTTACGATTGGTACTTTTGCAAAGACGGCTAGCAGTGTTTCTAATTTCGTTGGCCAGATAGATGAATTTAGGGTTTGGTCAAAAGTTCGAACTAAAAATGAAATTGTTAATAATATGCACAAGAACGTTGATGCGCAAGAAAACTTAAAATTGTACTATCGCTTTAATGAACCCTCTTTCACTACTCATACGTATGGTGCGAAACATATAACATTAGATTATTCAGGTAGTGGTCTACACATTCTTGCAGGTGGGCTAGTAGGATCTTACGACCCAAAGGCAAAAGCCACAGGGGTTTCTGCTCCTTTGGAATTAGAAAAAACAAAAAACAACTATATTTTGTTCCCAGATTGGCCACCTAATGAAACTGTCAACACTAGCCTTTTAGTCGAGGCCAATCATTACGATAGAAACAACCCTAACTTAATTACGAAATTAGTTCCATCTCATTACTTTGAAGAGGCTCAGTTTTTCGAAGGTATAGAAGAAGACTTTGAAACTCCACAAGCTCTAGGATTGAAAAAAGTTGCACATCCGATCCCTGGGCATGCAAAGTTATCCCCAAGAGTATTGATGATTTCTTTTCTCTTTGTATGGGCTAATTTCTTTGACGACGTAAAGCTTTATATTGACTCTTTCTCTCTGTTAGATAAAGTCTCGTATGATGATTATAATCAGATACCGTCTCAAGTGATCTTGTTTTTGTCTGACTATTACGGAATTAATTTGCCGAACCCGTATGCTAATGAAAATCCAAGCAAGTTCAAAAAGGGAGAAAATCTAACAAATTCTCGAGGTGAATCAGATCCGCTAAGCAAAACAACAGATCTCATTTGGAGAAGAATTCTTATCAATTTGCCATTTTTGCTTCGCTCTAGAGGAACTATCCAAGGGATTAAGTCACTGATGAATACCCTGGGCATCGAGGCAGATTCTACATTCAGATTCAAAGAATTTGGTGGTGCAATCAGCAAACAAATCAC